AATGTGGATGTGGTTTAAGAAAAACGGAACTAATATAGCAGCAAGTAACTCAAAAGCAGTATTAGCAAATAATACAGCACAATTAATAACTGTGAATATTATAGATACTGCCACAGCAAATGATTACTATGAAATTGTTTATCAAAATAATGCTGGTAATGCTCAAATATTAAGTGAAGCAGCAAGTGGTAATTTACCATCGATTCCAGGAGTAATATTAACTGTAACACAAGTAGCATAATGGCTAAATCAATAGGTAACGCAACAAAACAAACATTTGGCAAACGCAAAGGGGGTAAAGCTAGAAAATCTAGTGGCCCTAAAGATGCACCAAAATCAAAATATAGAGGACAAGGTAAATAATTAAATCATGCCAATACCATCTCGTAAACAAGGTGAAGATGAACAAACATTTATCTCACGTTGCATCAGTGAAATCTCAGGTGAATATGATCGTGAGCAAGCTGCTGCAATATGTTACAATCAAATCAATCTAGAGGAATATGCTTTTAGAAAATCATTAATGCAATTCAGTCAACCAAGTTTTACAGGTAACTCATATGCAGGTGGTTTTGGTAAGAAGCGTAAAAACCTCTCAAATAAAAAATAACGATATTGTTATATAAATATAAAACAAAATGGATATGAATTCTAAAGCTATTTTGGATAAAATCTTTAATATGCTTGCTATTGACAAGAATGAAATAGTTGAACTTACACGTAATGTTGTGTATGGTTCACTATTACCTGACAATGATATCCTCGAAGTATCTGAATGGAAAATCGGTGTTCCTGTATTTATTATCTCAGAAGATGGTAATAAAAAACCTCTTACAGATGGTGAATACGACATTGTAATTGAAGATACAGCTGATGGTTTGTCACAAGGTGGCCCTACAAAGTATGCCTTGAAAATTGATGGTAAAAAAATCGAGTCATTACAGATCAAGCAATTGAAAGAGACAAAAGCCATAACAAACAAAACACAATTAGAAAAAACTGAAACTATGGAATTAAAATCTATGGAGGAGAAAGTAATGGTACCTGATACCAAGTCTCCTGAAAAAGAAGAAATGCAGGAACCTCTAAAAGATTTAGGTCCTGAAGAAAAGTATGCAACTAAAGAAGAGATTGCAGACATTAAAAAAGCAGTTGAAGAATTAGCTAAAGCTCTTGCTTCATTAACTAAAGAAAAAGGTGACGAAACTGAAATGGGTAGCGAAGAGAAGAAGGTAATTGTACCTGAAACTAAAGTTCCTACTAAAGAAGTTAAAATGTCTTCAGCACGTAAATTAACTGGTGCTCCTGAAGCTGTTAAGCCTGCTTACAATGAATTTTACAACAACAAAAAAGAATTTGAATCTACTCAAGATCGCGTATTCCGCAGAATGAATAGTTTCTAAAATAAACAAAACAAAAATTTTTAAAACTTATCAAAATGGATAAACACGTATTTTTACAACAGCCTACATTAGCTGGCAACACCTACGCAGGTGAATTTGCTGGTAAGTATATCGCTGCTGCGCTTTTCAGCTCACCAACAATCGACAAAGAGTTGATTACTGTACTTCCTAACGTACGTTACAAAGAAGTTATTCAGAAGTTTGACTTCTCTAACTTAATCGGTAACGCTGCTTGTGATTTCGGTAATGCTACTCCTGCCTCTATGTCAATCGACGAGAGAGTATTAACAACTGAAGAATTTCAAGTTAACTTACAATTGTGTAAAAAACAATTACGTCAAACTTGGGAAGCAACTATGATGCAACCTTCAGTATTAAATGACACTTTGCCTACTTCATTCTCTGATTTCGTAATCGGATATGTAGCTCAGCAAGTTGCTCAACAAAATGAAATCAACATCTGGAGAGGTGCTACAGCAACTGTAGGCCAATTTGATGGTATCGTAACTCAATTATGTCAAGCTTCAGGTTCTGCAAATGGTCCATTGATTGTTTCTCAATCAAATGTTACTTCTGCTTCAGTAATTGCTGAATTACAGAAAGTAGTAGATGCTATTCCTTCAGCTGTATATGGTAAAGAAGATTTAAGTATCTATGTACCTGCTAACATCGTTAAAGCTTATGCTTTCGCATTAGGTACTGCTAACTACCAATTCGGCGCATATGTTGGGGGAAAGCCTTTAGATTACCTTGGAATTCCTCTTCAATATTGCCCTGGTTTAGCTTCAAACAACATGGTAGCTGCTCAAAAGTCTAACTTATTCTTCGGTACAGCGTTAAAAGCTGACTTCAACGAAGTAAGAGTGTTAGATATGAGTGATTTAGATGGTTCTCAAAACGTACGCTTTGTAATGCGTTATGCAGCTGGTGTACAATATGGTATCGGTTCAGACATCGTACTTTACAAGAACTGCTAATTAGCTTAAAATAATGGATGGTTGGTGGTTACCCTCCTAAAAACAAAACCTCATTTTTTTTAAAAAACAAATTAAATTATTAATTATGCCTTGCGATATTACTTTAGGTCGTAACGAACCTTGTAAAGACTCAGTAGGTGGTTTGCTTGCAGTATATTTTCAGAACTATGATGCATCAGCAACTGGTTCTTTAAATGCAACTGATCAAGTTACAGCTTGGAAAAGCGGTTCTACTGTTTACAAGTACGAGTTAAAAGGTAACTCAACTTATACTGAAACTATCGTAACCTCAAGAGATAATGGTACTACTGCCTTCCAACAAGTATTAGTATTGAACCTTAAATCATTAGATGCAACTACAACTAAACAGTTGAAGTTGTTAGCTTATGGTCGTCCACAAATCTTTGTTCAAACAAACAAAGGTGATACCCTATTAGTAGGTCGTATCAATGGTGCTGATGTAACTGAAGGAACAATTGCTGAAACTGGTGCTTCATTAGGTGATAAGTACGGATATAGCTTGACGTTTACTGGTTTCGAACAATTACCTGCAAACTTCGTATCGGGTTCATCTGTAGCAAATGCATTTGGTACAATTACCAATGCTCCTTCAATAGTGTATGGTTCTTAATTAACCAACACTTAGGAGATTATATATATCCCTTTTACAGTGTGTTTACTGAGATTTAGGTCATCCTTTTGGATGGCCTATTTCTTTGTAGACTAAAGCAACAGGTTTTGGTTATATCATTATGATAGTAATTCAGCCAATAACATCATCACAGTCATTTGCTATTAGAGTAAGGGAGACATCTTCAGTGTCACCTATATCTTATAAAATAGTATTAGTGAATGAAGATACAAATGTTAGTTCATCGATTATTCCTACTGCATCATTCAATAGTAATGATTTTTTGACTGTTACTGCTTCGTTTAATTTAACAAACGATGCTTTTTACTATATGCAGTTATTCCAGATGTCTGGTTCAACTGAAATTCAAGAATTATATTCAGGTGAAATATTGTATTCAAATGCTTCAGCATACACAGCATCTACTCCTGACTATACTGTTTATACAGGCTCAAACAATGACTATATAATTTACTAAGTTTATGATACAATCTGAAAAAAATGTCTTATCAGTAGTAAACCTTGCAAACTACATTCAACCAAAAGTAAGTGAAGAAAGCAACAATGGTAAAAGAACACCTTGGGTTGAATATGGCATTTACACAACTGATGATTTTTTTGGTGTAATAACTGAAAAATATGAAACATCAACTACAAATGCTGCTTGCGTAGATGCAACTTCAAATTTGATATTTGGTAAAGGTTTAAAATCAAAAGATGAAAATGTAGACAAAATGATCTACAATATGTTGTCTGATAAAGACCTTAACAGAGTTATTTTTGACTTAAAATTATATGGCAACGCTGCATTTCAGCTTATTTACTCTGAAGATGGTTCTGAAATTCTAGAAATAGTACACGTACCAATTCAAACATTACGTTCAGGAAAAGTAGATATGAGAGGTGAGATTGAGTGTTATTATTACTCACCAGATTGGGCTGCTAAAAAAGTAGTATATGAAAAATTTTATGCGTATACAAAATCGCCTACAACTCCTACTTCTGAGATTTATTATATCAAGCCCTATAAACCAGGAAAATTTTACTACGGTTTACCTGATTGG